TGATGTTGAACGGTAACTCGTTCACTCGTATCGTGCGCGACGATCAGGGTATCGCTGCACTTGTGGTGTTGAATCCGCAGAAGGTTGAGTGTCGTCGTGACCCTGTGAGTCGTCGTCCTGTGTATGTGTTTGAAAGTCGTGATGTTATTCAAGCGTCGGACATGATTCATATCACCGAGTTGCGTTTGCCTGGTGAGATGCGTGGTATTTCACGCATTGACTTCATGAAAGAAAATCTTGGGTTGGCTAAAGCGTTGGAGGAGTTCGCTGCACGGTTCTTCGGTCAAGGTTCGTCAGCTTCGGGCATTATCGAGTTCCCTGGCAATTTGACTCGTGAGCAGGCTAAGGATTTGGTGTCAGGGTTTGAGGAAGGTCATAAGGGTTTGCGCAGGTCGCATCGTCCTGGTGTGTTGTTCGGTGGGGCGAAGTTCACGAAGACAACCGTTGATAATGATTCTGCACAGTTCTTGGAGTCACGTCGTTTCGCTGTGGAGGAGATTGCTCGTATTTTCCGTGTGCCTCCATCGATGCTTGGTGTGACTACGCCTGGTGCGATGTCGTATGCGTCGGTGGAACAGAACGGCATCCAATATGTGACCCACACGTTGAGGCCTTACATCGAGAAAATTGAGGAAGGGTATTCTCGTTTGCTTGAGGGTCGTGCGTTCATGAAGTTCAATGTGGATGGTTTGTTGCGCGGTGACCAAGCGTCACGTTACGCATCATTTTCCACAGGTCTACAGTCGGGCTTTTTGTCTATCAATGACATTCATCGTTTGGAAGACATGGCTCCTGTTGATGGTGGCGACTCGTACCGTGTGCCGTTGGCGAACGTGGACATCAATGCTGCGAACTTGGCTGAGATGCAGTCGAAGGCTGAGATTGCCCAACGTCTGATTTTGGCTGGGTTTGATCCGGCTGAGGTGTTGGCTACTGTCGGGTTGCCCGCGATTGGTCATACTGGGTTGCCTTCAAGCCAGTTGCAACAAATTTCTACAGTAAACCCTGATGACCCTTCGTCAGCGTATGAGGTGAAGTCTTTACCAACGGTTTCTGAGCATTCAGTTGGTGGTACACAAATAAACATTCCTGCACCTGTGGTTCATGTTGAAGCACCTGTGGTGAATGTCCCTGCACCTATTGTGCGTGTCGCTGCACCTATCGTAAATATCCCTGAACAACGAACCACGACCCGTAGCGTTGAACGTGACGCTGATGGTCGGATTGTGACGATTACGGAAACGGTTGACAAATAATGGCTGCTGGTGTTTCTGCGTACCAAGCGAACAGTTGGTTGGATTCTTTATCAACTAATTTTGTGAAACTTCATGTTGGTAACCCTGGTGCTTCAGGTACCGCTAACCCTGCTGTTGAAACGACCCGTAAGTCGGTGTCGTTTGCTGGTGCTTCTGGTGGTGCTTGTGTTTCATCTACGTTGGTTTCTTGGACGAACATTGCTGGTTCTGAGACAGCAACTTTTTTTAGTGTTTGGGATGATGTGTCTGGGGGGAACTTTTTGTTTTCTGGTTCTATTACCGCGCTGGCTTATACAGCTGGTGACACGTTGAACATTGGTGCTGGTGCGATGACGGTTTCGTTGACGGTGGCCTCATAAATTATGGCAACTAACTATCCAGCCTCGATAGACAATTTTGTTAACCCTGCTGGCACAGCAACGCTTGCGTCACCAGACCATGCCGGTCAGCACACCGACATCAATGATGCTGTTGAAGCGATTGAAACTGAGTTGGGTACTTTGCCGAAAGGTTCTAAAGCGAGCGTCAAAGTACGGTTGGATGATGTTGATACGGCTATTACAGCTCGTGCGGTTCTCGATTCAGCGAACACGTTTACCACTTCACCTCAAACTATAAACGGGGCTACATCAGCCATCGGACTTATTCTCAAGGCAAATGCGACAACGCCAGGTAACCTTTTGCAATTTCTTGATAGTTCAAACAATATTTTATCTAGGGTTGATGCTTTTGGAAGAGTTGGAATTAGAATAAGCATTCTTACAAATACTCTTTTGTCTGTTGGTGCAGCAACAGCTACTGACATTCCGATTGTTTCACGAGGGTTTACTTCACAAACTGCTGACCTTCAACAATGGCAAAACAGTTCTGGAACGGTGTTGACAAACATCACTTCGGCAGGTGGTATTGAAACAAACGGTGGGATGCGTTTCTATACTTCGGCTGCTCGTAGTGGGTTTTCAACGATTACAAACACTTCAGGAAACTTGTCTTTTAACTATCTTCTTACTCTTACTGGTGGTTTTACATCCACAAGATATGTGCAGATAGACCAATCAAATGCTGGTGAATTAGCACTCAGAGTTAAGGGTGCAGCCAGTCAAACTGCTGACCTTCAACAATGGCAAAACTCTGCCGCAACCGTACTCATGCGATTTACCGCAGGTGGAAACCTTGGAATCAACTTGAACAATTTCGGAACCGGTGTTGGTGTGGTTGCTATTGCTAACGCTGGAACCGTCCCAAGCACCAACCCAACCGGAGGTGGCGTTCTCTATGTTGAGGCTGGCGCACTCAAATATCGTGGTTCTTCAGGTACGATAACTACCATCGCAAACGCATAACCCAAAGGAGTTAACAATGGCAATCGACTACACCTCACTACTGACCGTAGAACAAAAACAGAACATCCTCAACCAACGAATCGCACAGTTCGCTGCCGAAGCATGGCAACACGAACTGAATAAGAAAACCTGTGAACAGTTGAACGACGAGGCAGGCGTAGAGTCAGCTGATAACGCACTCATCACCCTTGAAGCTGCGATTGATATTCATCAGGCCGAACTTGCTTCGCTAACATAATTGGTTTCTGATGGCAACCTATAACGATCCGAACGTCCAATATTCGGCATCGAATACCACCTACAACGGTGTCACCACCGTTACGGCTACGGCTGAGGCGGGTTTGGGTGGGTTGGTTGCGTCAGCTGTTGTTTCTAAACCTTCGTTTCCTGGTGGTGGTAATCCTTGGGTTCGTAAGTACAAGGTTGACCAGGTTGAGAAGGTTCGTGAGGTTGTTGTTGTGTCGGCGGTTGGGGTGGCGCGGTTGGGTGGGGTTCGTGCTTTCGCTGATACTGAGGTTGTTTGGTCTATCCTTGAGGATGAGGCAGAACTACTGCTTTTGATTTAAGGACGTTATGGCGTTTTATTCTGGGCAAACTTCTATTGGTACGACTGCGACTGTTATTGACGGCGTGTTGATTGGTGCTTATGCAGGCAACCCGTATCGTCTGATTATTCACAACAACGACAACACGGACGCTGTTTATGTTGGTGGTTCTGCTGTGACAATTTCAACTGGTTTGATGTTGGATAAAGGTGTGATGTTGCAGTTGACGGTTTCACCAACAGATTTGCTTTACGCTGTTTCAAGTAAATCTGGTCATATTATTTCTTGGTTGACGGAGCCTGTCTGATGCCTTACTTTATTTCTGATAAGAACGCTGAGTGCGCTGGTTGGGCTGTAGAAAAGGATGATGGCGAAGTGATTGGCTGCCATCAAACGAAGCAGGATGCGATTGACCAGATGGTCGCTGTGTCGATTGCTGAGGAGATGGAACCTGGTGGTGAGCGGGCTTTGCCAGAGAATTATCGTCCGGCGTTGGCTGAGGATGTGCCTGAAGGACGTGCGTGTGGGAACTGTGTGTTCTATGACGAGTCACGTCAGAACGCTGAGGGGACTAAAGCGTGGTGCGATAAGTGGGATGACTTCGTTGACGGTGGGTTCTATTGCAACGCTTGGCAACCTGAAGCTGAGGTTGAAGAAGAGGACGAGGATGAGGATGAGGTTGAGGGTGATGATGTTGATGAGATGGGTGACGATGTTCGGGTTGTGGATTTGGGTTTGCCTGAGTACATCAAATCCGCTGCTCGTAAAGGTTTAACTTATTACGGTCAGAAGTTGGCTGGTGCTGGGATTGTTGCTTCAACTGTTCGTGAGGCTCGTGATATGGCTAGGGGTGAAATTACTGAGGATAAGGTGATTCGTGCTAACGCTTGGGCTGCACGTCACATGGTTGATTTGGATGCACCTAAGAACTCGAACCCTGATGATAAAGAGTTTCCTGGTGCTGGTGCTGTGGCGTTCTATCTGTGGGGTATTGACCCGTTGAATCCTGAACCTGCGATGAATTGGTTCGCTGAAAAGGTTGAACAAATCAGAGACGAAGAAGACGATGATGATGAGTCATCGGATCGGGTGTTCTCATTCAATCGCACTAGTGAACCTGAGTTTGGTAATGTTTCAGGTATGGCTGAACAGGTTGAAACACGGCGCATCACATTCAATGACTTTGAACTTCGTGCAGCCCCAGAAGGAAACGGCATGACCTTTAGTGGTTATGCAGCAGTATTTAACTCTGACTCTGAACCGTTGCCGTTCATTGAACGTATTATGCCTGGGGCGTTCGCTAAGTCGTTGAAGTCACGGAACAATATCCGTATGTACATGAACCATGATTCGTCAATGTTGTTGGCTACGACTAGGGCTAAGACTTTGCGTTTGGTTGAGGATTCTAAGGGTTTGCTGGTTGAGGCTGATTTGCCTGATACAACGGTTGGTCGTGACCTGTCGGTGTTGATGCAACGCAAAGACGTTGATTCGATGTCGTTTGGTTTCACGGTGCCTTCTGGTGGTGACCGTTGGTCTGATGACGGTATGACCCGTGAGTTGCGTCAAATCAAACTGTATGAGGTTTCTGTGGTGACAGGGTTCCCAGCGTATGCTGCGACCTCTGCTTCGGTTCGTTCATTTGATGCGCTTGCCACTCGTACCGGTGTTGATGCCGATCAGCTTGCTGTTGCGATAACGACGTTGGAAGCAGGTCAGACTCTTGACCCGAGTCATGCTGCGTTGTTGCGTGAAACTGTTGCGAAACTTGAGCCACAACCTGAGTCTGCTCCTGCGAGCGTTGGTGTGTTGGCTAAGCATCTTGAATTGTTGAAGAACTTCTAGTAACCTTTTCGTTACTGCGTCCAACGCGAGGAGCCTCCTTGGATGTTGCTGTGTACGGAGCCGTACCAGGTTTAAGTTAATTTCCTGCGTATCCAAACATCAACATCATCCCTACGGGGAAAAGGAAAACATCATGAAAGAATATATTGACCGTCAGGTTGAGATTCGTAATCGTGCATGGAACGAAGCCAAGGCAATCTTGGATAAGGCCACCGCAGAGAAGCGTGACCTCTCAGCAGAAGAAACCCAAACCTACGAGCGCATCTCGAAGGAATTGGATGAGCGTGGACAGACCATCGCAAAACTTCGTGAAGACGAAGCTCGTGAACTGCGCATGGACTCAGCAACCCGTGAAATCGCAGACCAGGTTCGTCCTGTTGCCGGTGCACCAGTAAACGATGACATCACAAGTCTTCGTTCATTGTTCACAGGTGAGAAGCGCAGCCATTCATTTGAGAAGCGTGACATCTTGAAGTCAAGCACAGGTTCACCAGTTCCAACATCGTTCTACGATCAAGTAATCATGCGCGCTCGTTTGACCGCACCAGTACTTGAGACTTCAACTGTGTTGAACACCACAGGTGGCGAAAACCTTCAAATCCCATCGTTGTCGACCTACTCGGTTGGAACGGTAACTGGCGAAGGTTCAGCAATCGGAGAATCCGATCCTGTATTCAACTCGTTCATCACCTTGTCAGCATTCAAGTTCAGCTTCATCACGCAGGTTTCAACCGAACTGCTTGAAGACTCTGGCGTTGACATGTTGTCATTCTTGGGTGACCAGGTTGGTAACGCACTCGGATTCGCAGTTGGTTCAGCATTGACTGTTGGTTCAGGTACGGACACCGCAAACGGAATCGTCACCGCATCAAGCGTTGGTGGTACCGCAGGCACCGCAACAGCATTCACCGCAGATAATCTTATAGATTTAGTCTATTCTTTAGACGGCGCTGCGAGATTGCTCCCTTCGTGCGGATTCATGATGAACGGCAAGACCATCGGTCAAGTTCGCAAGCTGAAAGACACCGCGGGGAATTACATTTTCGCCCCAAGTTTGTCAGCTGACGCACGAGACATGTTGCTCGGCAAGCCAATCTACGAAAACCCTTCAATGGTTGACGTAGCAACTGGCACCAAGTCGGTCATCTTCGGTCACCTACCTTCGTACTTCGTACGCACGGTGGGCGGTCTTCGTTTGGATCGTTCCGATGACTTCGCATTCAATGCTGGTCTCGTCACGTTCCGTGCGACATTCCGTGTCGACGGCGATTTGCCACAGACATCACACATCAAGCACCTCCTCCAACCATAATTGGTTTGAGGTAGTGCAACCGATAGCAATATCGGTGTAAGTTTGAGGGTAGGCCAAACACGCAGGGTGGCCTACCCTCATTTCTTTTTATACCCTGCGACCTGCGAAGGAGAGAATGGTGGGAAATGCTCGTAATAATCAAAAACACTCCGGTCGAGTTACCAGACCTGGAGGCAGAGATATTGCTCCGGTGGGGAGCAGCGCACTTGCCAGAGCAAGCAGACCTTCCTCTGCCGAATCGTTACGAATCCTCTGGTACTCGAACGCCCCGTTCGCCCCAACAGGGTATGGCACCCAAACAGCGCAAGTCGTCCAAAGGCTCATCAAACAAAAACACGAAGTAGCCATCCATGCGATGTACGGCATTGAGGGTATGGCTTCGATGTGGAATGGGATAAAACTTTATCCAAGAGGTATGTCACCTTATTCCGATGATGTGCTGGTTGCGCATTGGATGGATTGGGCTAATGGGAATCGTGAGATTCCTGCGTTGTTGATGACGTTGTTTGATGTGTGGGTGTTGAAGTCACCGTCGTTGGATCAGGTTCCGAATATTGCGTCGTGGGTTCCGATTGACCATGCGCCTTGTCCGCCTGCTGTGGTTGAGTGGTGTAAGCGTCCTAATGTGAAACCGATTGCGATGTCTAAGTTTGGTTTGGATATGTTGCAGAATTCTGGGGTGGATGCGTTGTATGCGCCTCATGCGTTTGAGGATGTTTTTGTTCCTACACATAAGTTGAATAACAGTCGTGGTGAGTTCACCGGTAGGGAGTTGATGGAGGTGGATGAGGACAGGTTTGTGGTGATGATGAATGCTGCGAACAAGGGTCAGAATCCTTCACGGAAATCTTTTGGTGAGAACATTTTGGCGTTCGCTATTTTCGCTCAAGACCGTCCTGATGCGTTGTTGTATCTGCACACGGAACGTGACGGTGCGATGGGTGGTATTAACCTGGTTCATTTGTTGGAGGCGTGTGGTGTGCGTAAGGAGCAGTACAAGATTGTTGACCCTTATGCTTATCGGACTGGGTTCCCTCAGCAGGCGTTAGCAGCGTTGTATACGGCTTCGGATGTGTTGTTGGCTTGCTCGATGGGTGAGGGTTTCGGTATCCCTGTTATCGAGGCTCAGGCTTGCGGTACGAGGGTTATTGTGTCGGACTATACGGCTCAACCTGAGTTGGTTGGGGTTGGGTCAGCTGTGGCGATTCAGCCGTTCTGGGATAGCCACCAGAGGTCATGGTTCTGTACTCCACAGGTACCATCAATCGTGGAGGCTTTGATTGAGGCCTACGAAGCCCCTAGGGGTGTGTCTGAGGAGGCTGTGGCGTTTGCTAGCCAGTATCGCGCTGACAGCGTGTATGAGGCTTATTGGAAGCCAATCATGAAGGAGTTGTCGGAATGGTGCCAGTCATCATCGTCCCCGTCCTAAACAGGTATGACCTTTTAGAACGCTGTTTGCAGTCCATCGACTATTCGGTGGAGACATTGATTGTTATCGATAACGGTGGTCAGTCCACTTTGCACGAATACCCTTGGGTCATAGACCGTCGCCATGTCAAGAACTATCACATCTGGTCAATGCCAACGAACCTCGGTGTCGCGCCGTCATGGAATTTAGGAATCAAAGCGACACCTCACGCTGAGGGTTGGATACTGCTGAACTCGGATGCTTACTTTGAGCCAGGGCAGTTAGAGGTTTTTTATAACGATTGCAAATCTGATTCGGTGACGTTGACTGAGGCGCAGCCTGGTTGGTGTTGTGCGTGGGTTGGGTCTGAGGTTATTGCCAAGGTTGGTTTGTTTAGCGAATGTTATGTCCCCGCATATTTTGAGGACACAGATTTTCAGGAGCGGGCGAAGCGAATCAACATTCCGTTCTGGACTTCTGACGCTGGAATTGTTCACGACAATTCTTCTACGATTCAAGCTGCACCAGAGTTGGCTGAGAAAAACAATAAGAGTTTCGCTGCGAATGCTTCGCTTCATGCGATGCGTTGGCAGTCTGGTTTGCCTGATGCTGGTCATTGGGATTTAACACGACGAAGGGATTTGGGATGGGATTAAAAGAATACGACCCGATGGATGATTATGAGAATCTCCACGAAGGCGAAACGATTTATGTTCTTGGCTCAGGTGCAACGCTTGACTATCTGACACCAGATTTCTTTGACGACAAGGTAACTATCGCAGTCAACTTCGTTGGCTCGGTGTTCGGGTTGAAGGGTTACTACTGTTTCAGCCATTATCACGAGGACGCTAAGCATGAGGCGATACGTGAGGATTGTATTGGTGTGTTTACTCCTGAGCGTGAGCATGGTACGGATGGTTCGTTCGGTGGGTTTATGCCGAACATCACCACGTTCGGTACCCGCACCGGTAGACCTGGAACATCGTTTGACCCGCATGGGAAGGATTGGCCTGTGTTGTCAGGGCAGTTAACTATCGGGTCTTCGAGCATTCATGGTGCGATGCATTTGGCGGCGCATATGGGGGCGAAGTTCATTGTGTTGGTTGGGGCTGATTGTGGTTGGCTTGGTGGGCGTGATAGGGCTGATGGGTATCCTGCTGGTGATTCGCATTGGGCTTTGTATGAGATGCATTTGCGGGAGATGAAGAAGCGTTTGTGGGATGTGTATGGTTGCCAGACGTACAGTCTGAATCCGTTTGTGAATTACAGCCTTGAAGGTGTGCAGTATCGTGGAGTAGCGAACATAAACTAGAATCGGGACACCATGATTAACCAAGGGTACGCCACCAGAAATCAGGTCAAAGCAGCTCTCCGCATCGGAACGGCTGACACGCTTGATGATGATTTGATTGACAACTGTGTTGGTGCTGCTTCACGTCTCATTGATGGTTACTGCAATCGTAAGTTCTGGCAGAGTGGTACGGCTGAGGCACGGGTGTTTCAGGCTGAGGATTCGTTCTACTGCTCCATTGATGACATCGCTGGGACGGCGTTGACTTTGAAAACTTCTACTCAGGCTGACGGAACTTTTGATTTAACTTGGAAGGTTTCGGATTATCAGTTGGAACCGTTGAACGGAAACCTTGACGGGCTGACTTGGAGTTATGACAAGATTCGTGCGGTTGGCGATTACCTGTTCCCTACTGTGAATAACAATTATGGTGAGCAGGCTTTGGTTCAGGTGACTGCTGTGTTTGGTTGGCCTTCGGTGCCGGAGCCAATTACACAGGCAACGATTATTCAGGCTTCACGTATCTTCAAACGCTACGACTCGCCTCTTGGTGTGGCTGGGTTTGGTGACTTGGGCGCGATTCGTGTGTCTCGTTTCCTTGACCCTGATATGGCTCAGTTGGTTGAGCCGTATCGTCGTATGCGGATTTTTGCGTGAGTTACTCTGTCACCGATATTAAGACTGGTATCGCTAACGCGCTTGCCACGATCCCAGGTCTTCGGGCTTATGCTCAGCAGCCTGACAACATCAATGCACCGTTTGCTTGGCCTATGTTGGATTCAATTACCTATAACGGGGCTATGCGTGGTGGGTTGGTGACCCATATTTTTACTGTGTCGGTGTGTGTGGGTAGGTCTGCGGAACGTACAGCTCAGACTGCTTTGGATGGGTATTTGTCTTATGAGGGTTCGACTTCGGTTCGTGCTGCTTTGGAGGCTGACAGGTCTTTGGGTGGGGTGGTGCAGAATTTGCTGGTTGAATCTGCCAGCAATATCGCCACGATGGATGGTAATGATGCGACGTATTTGATGGTTGACTTCCGTGTGGTGGTGTACGCTTAGTTGATACGCATTCCTGCGAGCGTGTAGAGTTTCAGTAGTAAATCTTCGAGTGCCGGAAGGCAGGAGTCACAAACATGGCAAAGCAAGTTCTCACTAACGTGGCGGTTACCTTCGGTACAGCGAACACGGACATCACCTCATACGTAACATCGATAACACTCAACCTGTCAAAGGCTGAAGTTACTACAACTTCGTTCGGTTCATCTGGTGCAACAACCCGCATCGCAGGCCTCGCAGACAACTCAATCACACTTGAGTTGCAACAGGACTATCCAACGATTGAGAAGTTGTTCTACGACGCTTGGAACGCTGGTACTGCTGTACCAATGACGGTGAAGCCAAACGGAACTGGTGCTGCTTCAAGTACCAATCCTTCGTATGCGTTTAACGTGGTACCACTAACCTGGCAAAGCGTGAACGGTGCGGTGGGCGACATCGCTACGGCGAGCATCACCTATCCAATCGATGGTGCTGTAACTAAGACTGGTACTGGCGCGTAAGTTTTTCTAGTAACCCTTAACCCTGCGGAGGACAAATGAAAATAGCGTTAGAAGTAACGTCATCGTTAGATCAATCAAAGCGCACCATCATTGCTGCGTTCCCAGACTTCATCGCGTTTGAACAGAAGTTCAGTAAAAGCGTTGCGAAGTTTGAGGCTGAGTTAACGCTCACCGATTTAGGTTTTTTGGCTTGGCATTCTGAGCATCGTCAGAAGCGCACGGGTTTAGATTTTGATTCGTGGATTAACGAGATTGAAGCACTTGAACTTGGGGATCAGGCTAACGCTGTGATCGTCCCTTTGGAGATCAGTCAGCACATTGGATGATTGCGTATCTGTCTGTTGAGACAGGTATTGCGCCTTCGGTGTTGCTGGCGGAAGACCCTCGAATGTTGTTCACTATGTTTGCTTATTTGCGTTGGAGAGCAATTCATCTAAACAAGTAGTCTTGCTGTATGGCGGTTTTCGGTAGAGCAGGTCAGGTCACTATTACTGGTGGCAATGATGCGATTGAGATTGTTGGTATCGCAAACTTTTTGCGTGACGCTGCGAAGGCTGATGACCGGTTCAATACTGAGATGCGTAAAGCTGCACAGAATGTGGCTGAGAATTTGAATGAGAAGGCTAAGGCGGAGGCTGCGACTGTTACTCGTTCGCGTCAGGCTACTGAGGTGATGAAGGGTATGCGGGCTAGGCGTGACCGTATTCCTACTATCAAGTTGAGTGAGAAGTCTGCGTTTGTTTCTAAATCGAACCCAAACCGTAAGCGTAAACGGAAGGTCACTAGGGGTGACGTGTTCTTTGGTGCTGAGTTTGGTGGTCAGGCTAGGCCTCGTACCCAGCAGTTCTTAAGGCATCGTGGGCGGTCTGGTTATTTCTTTTGGCAGACTGTCCGTAAGGAAAAGGGCAATATTGCCAGGGAATATTTGGACGCGATTCAGAAGGTGTTGAACACCCTGAAAGATAAGGCTTGACATCGGGCTGGTTTCCTGTACCCTCTAGGTAGGAGGGGTTATGGCAGTTCTGTTTAAGAATGTGAAGTCGATTTATCCGAAGCCGTTGGCTTCGTCTTGGGAACAACTCAAAGAGCTGTTGTCGTTGCATGAGGAGAACCCTGTTAAGCAGGCTGGGGCGTTGTGGTCTCCGGTTGAGTATGACTTGGGTACGACTAGAGGGAATCGTAATGTCAGGTTTGTTGAGGCGTTGGTTGTGGACATGGACGGCGAGGCGTTTGATAATGCTCGTTTGGATGGGTTGGAATGGTTTGCTTATTCAACTTATTCGCATCGTTTGGATGACCCTCACTATCACTTGGTTTTACCGTTAGCGGAGCGGGTGCCTGCGTCGTTGTGGCGTGTGGTGTGGCAGGAGTTGCATGACCGTATTGGTTTGGTTGGTGACCCACAGACTAAAGATGCTGCACGTATTTTCTATCTACCTCAGCATGCACCTGGTCAGCCGTTTGAGTTTCATGAGGGTCATGGTGTGTTGTTGGATTCGTCGTTCAGGTTGGATGTTGAGTTCGCTTCGAATCCTGTGTCACCACGCTCGAAGCAGGTGCGTCAGCCTCGTGCGCGTCGTGCTGGTGTGGAGGTGATGTCTGAGGCTTGGTGGAATGCTCCAACGGATTTAAGTCGTTGGGATGGTTTGACAGGTAAGGCTTTGTATTCTGCGATGTTGGATGAGTTTGTTGCTTTGCGGAATGGGTTGTCTGTTATTGAGTAGAATCGGCGTATGGCTGGTGAGCGGACGTTCGTTGTTAAATTCATTTCTGATACCGCTAAAGCGCAGGCAGGTTTCAAAGGTTTATCTGGTGGCCTGAAAGGTTTGCAGAAGTCGGTTGGTAGCGCAATCCCTGGTTGGGGTCAGTTGGCTATTGCTGGTGCTGCTGCGTTGGGTGGTATCGCAGCAGGGTTGACTTCTGCGGTGAAGGCTGCGATGGAAGACCAGAAGTCACAAGCTGAGTTGCAACGTCAGCTGGAGAAAACCTTTGGTGCTAATGAGGCGTTGACCCGTTCTGCTGAACGATATATCTCGGTCACTCAACTTCGTACCGGAACTTCGGACACGGAACTTCGTGCGTCGTTGGGGACTTTGGTTCGAGCGACAGGCGACCTCACACAGTCACAAGGTCTTCTCAATACTGCTCAAGATATTTCTGCTGCGACAGGTAAAGACCTTGCATCGGTTTCTTTGGCGTTGGCTAAAGCAAGCCAGGGTCAGTTCACCGCGCTATCAAAACTCGGCATACCACTCGATGAGAACATCAAGAAGTCCAAGGACTTTGAAAAGGTTGTTGGTCTACTCAATGACCAGTTTGGCGGTGCTGCGGAAACTGCTGCGAATACGTTCGGTGGACAGTTAAAGATTTTGCAAGGACAGTTCGGAGAGATACTGGAAACCATTGGTGCAGCCCTGTTGCCTTACCTGCAACAATTCTCTGAATACTTGGTTAATAATGTGGCACCAGCCATTCAGCGCGTCACCTCAGTTATCGGTGAAAAAGGTTTGTTGGCTGGTTTCCAACAACTCTTATTTGAATCAGGTAGTGCTGGGAAGGCTATTGTCTCGACGCTTAAGTTCATAGCGGTAGGTTTTGCACTCGCCACAAACGCAATCGCCCCGTTCATCTATTTATCAAGAGCTGCATATAGGGCTGCAACACTTGACTTCAAGGGTGCTTGGGAAGACATGAAGTCTTCAGTCAAAGAACAAATCCCAATCGTTCCTTTGATGAACTCATTTGACAAATTGGGGACATCTGTAAATCATTACAAATTAAGCATTCGTGATGCAATCAACGAGCAGACAAGTTTTAAGGGTTCTGTTGGTGAATTGGCTGGTGATACTTCAGGTTTGGGTAAGGTTAGTAAGACTTTGAAAACTGCGACACAAAAGTTGGATGAATATAACAAGAGTCTTAAGACCAGCGAATCTATTCAGAGTAGGTTGACGAAGGCTGGGAAGGCTGAGTCGGGGGCGTTGTCTTCGTTGACTGATGCGAATGACAGGTTGGCTGCGGCTAAGGCTAATTTGGCTCAGATTGAGCGTGGGTTTGGTGCTGGTTCGCCGGAGGCGTTGGCTGCGCAGAAGGAGTTGGATAGGGCGCAGAGGAGCCAGGAGCGGGCGACGTTTGCTGTTGAGGAAGCTATTTATTCGGTGGCTGATGCTGAGAAGAATTTGGCTGAGGTTCGTAGCGATCCTTTGTCATCTCCGATGGATGTTCGTCGTGCTGAGTTGGGGTTGGCTGAGGCGAAGTTGTCGGTGAAGGATGCGATTGATTCTCAGATTGATTCGACTAAGGAATTGAATGACCAGCAGACGTTGTTGAATGCAACTATTTATGGTGCGACGGTTGGCAATGTTCTTTACGATGAGGCGTTGCGTAATGTTGAGGATGCGATTCGTGAGCAGGCTTCAGCGTTTGAGGCTTGGGAGGAGGCGGTCACTAGCACCAGGGAGGCTCAGGATGAGTTCAATAAGTCGTTGCAGGCTACGGCTGATTTGATTGCTAAGTATCCGAAGGTGTTGGGTGGGATGGTGAATCCGATGGCTGGGGTGTCTGGTCAGGTGGGAACTACGGCTGGTGGAGGGTTTGCGTTGCGTCCGAATGAGACGTATCAGATCAATATCAATGCTGCGATTGCTGAGCAGGGTTTGCCTCAGAAGGTTGTGGAGGCGTTGCAACAATACAATCGGAGTGTTGGCAAAGTTCCTATAACGACTGGTAAGTGACGCGATGCCTGTTGCGATTCCTAACTGTGGCACCTATACGGTTGAAATGGATTATGGTGCGTCTACGAATGCGTTCATTTTGGATAACGCTGTGTCTGGTGTTCTTGACCAAACGGTGTATGTGTTGGAAGGCACTACCGACTGGCAGGATGTGACCTCTTATGTGAAACAGGTGTCAATCAATCGTGGTCGCCAGAACAGGTTCCGTGACCCTACCGGTCAGTCTTCGACTGCGGTGTTGCAGATTGAGGATTTGGATTTCAAGTTCAGCATGGTGAATGAGGGTTCACCGTATTGGAATGCCATTAAGGGACGGTTGGGGTTTGAGTTGAACTCTGGTGTGCGGATTAGCCGTAATGGAACATATTTGTTTACTGGTGTTATCACCCAATATGACCAGAGGATTGAGAACCCGAACAGGTCGCTTGTGACGGTGAACTGTTCCGATGAGTTGTTCACGTTAAACAACTCTAAAACAACATTTTTTACGGCTGTTGCGGAACGCTCTGACACTCGCATCAACACCGTTCTGTCGAACGCTGGAGCGTTCTCAAGGCCAGGTCAACGTATCTTAGAAACTGGTTTAGCGAACCTTGGTACTGCACCTGTTGATGAAAGTACTTCGGTGTTGGAATACATTATGCGTATCAACAACTCTGAGCAGGGAAGGGTTTGGGTTGACGGTTCAGGTCGGTTCAACTTTGACCGTCGCCTCACAGGTGAACTCCAAGCCATCGAAGGGTATCTATCCGATACTGGTGGTACGGCTATTCCTTATACGACGTTTGATATTGTGAGCAACTAATGCCTTTTGCAGTATCTAATCAAACTATCGCTGCTGCGGGAACATTAGAAGATTCTTTCGTTGCACCTACCGCTTCACGACCCAACGACTTCACCCCACTAAACCCTTCGGTGGTGAACGTAGTGAACGTCGGTATCGCCCCACCAGCACCAACTACCGGTACCCTTGCGACAACTATTGAGTATGCGCAGGGGATAGTTTCTGAATCGGTAGCCGAATATGGTGTGCAGGAAACACCTGTCGTTATCACCCTTCTAGAAACGCTTGAGGATGCTGCGTTGCTCGCTGAGTATTTGATTCGTTCTGCACCAGCGTTCTGGTTCGGCAACATTCAAATCATTATGAACGGTTTGACTGATGCGCAACGCACCACCATCAATAGTCTTGATATCGGGTCGCAGGTTTCGGTCACCAAATCATTCCCCAAATCCACCCCATCAACAGTCACACAGCTCATGGCAATCGAAGGCATCTCCCATGACATCACCCCAGACCGCCACATCGTCACCCTCTACCCCAACCCTGCCCGCATCTACACCTACTTCATTGTTGGCACCGATGTCTTGGATGACGATACGAAGGGATTGGGCTAGACTCAACGGTTATGGCTGTACGTCCAAGTTTTTCACCGGGGGATACCCTCACCGCATCTAATTTGAATATTCTTGCTAATTCGCTTATCGCTGTCACCGATCAGGCTGGCACCGCATTCACCCCTGGCACCGCTGACGTAGGCAAACTTATTACCCTCAGCAACGCTTCAGGTGAAACCGTCACCATTCCAGCGAACGCTACAACCGCATTCGCTATTGGTGACCAACTGAACTTCATGAACCTTTCAACTGGTACCGCCACCTTTGTTGCTGGTGGTACAGCTGTTATTCGTTCTGCTGGTAGCAAACTTAAACTCACAACCCAATACGCTGTCTGTACCGTTCTCAAGATCGACACCGATGCTTGGGTGATGGTTGGCAACGTAACCGCGTAACACCATGCAAATCTTCGCAGGAGTGGGCGCGGGTGACCTTCAATTAGAGTTCATGGTTGTTGGTGCTGGTGGCGGTGGAGCTGCGGGATTTAACAATGGCTCAAATGCATCAAGTTCCCCCGGTGGTGGTGGTGGTGGAATTAGCATCACATCTAGTTCAATCTCCTCAATACCAGGAACATACACAATTACTGTTGGAGCAATCGGCGCAGCTGGTGGAGCCTCTGGTGGAACAGGTGGAACTTCAAGCGTCGTTAACCCATCCTCGGCAACAGTTGTTACCGCTAATGGCGGTGTTGGTTCAACACAGGGGTTCCCAGCAGGAACAGCAGGCGCGGGTGGCACAGGCTCAACATCAAATGGGACAACTGGAACATCAACCAACAACAACAGTTGGACTGGCGGCTATACAACATCGTTTACTGGTTCATCATTAACGTTTGGTCGAGGTGGAAACCTGAACGGTTCTGGTATTGGAGCATCGGGAACAGCCAATACTGGTGACGGTGGCGTGGGTGGTGGCGGTGGGAACCCTTGGGCTGGTGGCGCGGGTGGAACTGGCATTGCATATCTGAAAATATTGACGGCAGAAGTTTCCAGAATAAGCAGCACAACAGGATCACCAACAACTTCAACAAGCGGTAGTTACACGATTTATAGGTGGACTGGTTCGGGAACTGTGGTGATGAACTAATGGCTACCTACGCGCAACTCGATGAATCCAATGTTGTTGTGAACATTGTTGTTGCAGATTCGGAATGGGTTGCACTCCAATCAGGAACTTGGATTGAATACACCGAAGAAAATCAGGCATACATTGGTGGCAGTTACATTGAAGAAACTGATGTTTTCACTAACCCAAACGAAACAGAAGATTCACCTCCAGCCATCTAACTTGTAAAACCTTGTTTTTGTACACTTGCTGAGTACCGTCTTGAAGGGTTTTATATGCGAAAAGTTAAAGCGTTCATTCATAACAATCCTGTTCGGGTCGCAGCTTTCGTATCTTCTGCGGTTGCGCTAATTGTTTCCTTCGTTGTTCCAGATGTTCCTGTTGAACCTGCTATCGCATTTGTGTTGTCTGCTTTGGGTTTGGGTGAGTTCGCTCAACGTGCTGAGGATAAGAAAACTGCTGAAGCGTTGTTAACTGAAGTGCCTGAAATCTCTGAATAATGGGTTTGTTGAGGAGAGCGTCGGTTGGTCGTTTGCCTGTGGCGAAGATGGTGCTACCACAGGATTTGAAGGGTTGTGAGAACGGCAAACTTCCTGCTTCCCTGTTGTGGAAGATTGCTCCGTCAGGTCAGATGCATCATTACGCGGCTGCGTCTTGGGCGATGCTTCGTGATCTTGCTGCGAAGGAAGGTTTGGATTTGGTGCATGTTGGCGATTATCGCCCTTACACCCAGCAGGTCGCGTTGTTTATGTCGAGGATGAAACCTTTCCCTGATGCGAAAAGGAATGTGCAGGTTGTTCGCATGTGGAATGGTGAAAAATGGTATCTGCACGTTGGCGCACCTGTGGCGACACCTGGTACGAGTAATCATGGGTGGGGTTTGGCTATTGACGCTGCACTTAAAACTAAGGGTGCTAGTGGTGGGGTTGTTGGTATCTCTACGAAACCGAAAACTGCTAAACGGTCTGGGCTAGATTTTTTGTTGGCTGAGGCACCATCGTTGGGTTGGTCTTGGGAGTTGCAGTCTGAGCCTTGGCATATTCGTTATGTGGCTGGGGATAAGGTTCCGGCACGGCTGGTTGGTCAGGTTTGATATGGATTGGGGAATTGTTATCGCCAGCCTTGTTACTGCTGTTGGTGGGATTATCACTTCTCTATTGGTGAAAGTGAAAAAAGAGAACACGAAAGACCATGCAAGCGTCATGGAAATCTTACGGTCAGTCAATGGAAATGTGGAGCGGATTGATAGTAAGTTGGATGCACACATTGATTGGCATCTCAAGGAGGCAACAAGTGGGGAAGTTCCTAAGCGAAATCAAAGGTCAACCAGTCGGTAACATCAACACGATTGACCACATCATCGCCAAACTTGGTGAGCAAGATGGTCGAGACCTGTTGGATGCGTTAAACGATCCGAACATTCGTCCCACCCAAATCATTAAAGCGTTGCAAGCCCGACAGATAAAACTATCTGCATCGGTTATCACACGATATAGGGCAACCAATGTCATTGCTCAATGAAATACGGCAGTCGTATTATCCTGCATGGCCTGTTGTTTCACAGGGCAAGAAGTATCAGCTCCCTAAAACGACGGCAACCAAAACAGTCCAACGCGACTATGCGGTTGCGGTCATCCTCCCAGACATGCAACTCGGATACTTCCGAACACACGACAACACACTCGAACCAATCCACGACGAACACGCAATCGACGTAGCCCTACAAATCGTCAAAGCATCCAAACCCGACCAAATCGTTTTAGTTGGTGACAACCTGGATTTGTGTGAGTTTGGCAAATATAGGTTCACCCCAGCGTTCGCCCGCACCACCCAAGCCGCCATAGACCGTGCCAGCCAACTCTGCGCACAGCTACGCAAACTAGCCCCAGATGCTCGAATCATTTGGATTGCTGGGAACCATGAGGAACGGCTCGGCAACCTCATCCTTGACGGTGCTGGTGCAGCGTTCGGGTTGAGGCGTGGGTTGAGGCCTGAGGAATGGCCTGTGATGTCGGTGCCGTATCTTTGCAACCTTGATGATTATGGGGTGGAGTATTTGCCTGGTTATCCGACGGGTGCGCATTGGATTAACCAGCGTCTTCATGTCATTCATGGCGACAAGGTTGCCTCTGGTGGAAGTACTGCACACAAGTATTTAGCGACTGTGAAGACCTCTGTGATTTATGGGCATATTCACCGCAGGGAGTGGGCTGAACGCACCAGAGACGACCACGACGGGGCTAGGACGATTCTGGCAGCATCCCCAGGTTGCCTTGCGCGAATAGATGGGGCAGTCCCTTCAACACGCGGAGGACATGACTTGGATGGTCGCCCGTTGTATAGAGCGGAGGACTGGCAACAAGGCTTGAGTGTCGTTGAGTATGTGCCTGGTGACGGGGAGTTTAACCTTGAGATGATTCCGATTCGTGACGGTTGGGCTAGGTGGAGAGGTAAAGATTATGTCGCACGATGAGATGCGAACAATGGTTGTCGTCAGATGGCATGACGCTCACGCTGCAACCGACACCTGGACACCCATCACCGATATCGGTTCTGACCCTTGTGAGGTTGTCAGCTGTGGGTTCCTGCTCCCTACCAGCGATGGTGGCAAAGAAGACCACATCACCATATTCCAGTCAAAGACTGACGCTGATGACGTGGATGGGGTTCTGTGTATTCCGGTGGCAATGGTGCAGGATATGAAAGTCATGACCAAGAACATCCCAGGGTTAGCACCAAGCAGGTAGACTAACTAGCGGATCGTCGCCCGCCTTTTCTTGGGCTTGACATCCCGCACACCTCCCCCTCCTTGGGTGTGCGATATATATCGGACAAACGGAAGGAAACACTTTGCGCATAATCGCAACACTCATAACCCTACTCACCCTCATCCCAAGCACAGCCCAAGCAGAACAACCCAAACCCACCCCAACCCACCCAGCCGTCACCACCGAGCATCGACGGCACATGCGCGAACAGATGCCACAAGTCGTAGAAGAAACCCTCCCAGCAGGAGTACCCAAAGACCAATCCAAACGATGCCCACAATGGGAACCAAAGATTGCTGAAGCAGGTCTACCGGTTGAAACCTTCAGCTATATCGCTTGGCGTGAGTCACGCTGCAACAGAAAAGCGGTAAATGCGCGCTGGGATTCAGCAGGCAATATCGTTTGGACACTCAACAAAAACGGGTCATATGATTCAGGTTTGTTTCAACATAACTCGACGTGGATATCGGCAACACGTCAGGTATGTGGTGTGAACACAGGTTCAAAACGCAAAGACCTGGAAGCCTTGTATGAGGTGGATTGTGCGATAGCGATGGCGGTTTGGCTGATGAAAAACACTAAAGGCAAACTCGCCAACTGGGATTTGTGACCATCCACCACTTCGTCTCAACCTTGCCCTAATGTCGTTAATGACCCGTAAGGAGGGATTATGACAAACCGTCAGAAGCAAGCAGCAACAGGAATAATCATGGCGTTCATGTGGGGGTTCTGGTTGATACCATCAGCCGAAGACCTACCGGACGCAAACCCTGCAACCCCGTTCCAATGGAAAGTATTCATCGCACTAAATTTTGTGCTAATTGTTTACATCCATTGGTTGAATATTGCTGAGGAACGTGAACGCCGTCGCCGTGTGAAAAGGGATGAAACAATGTTGCAGTATGCACAGGAGATGGAAACTCGTTCACGACGAAACCATCCAACCGCCAAATGAGTAGCGGACATATCGTTGACATGTGGTCTGATGGTGACAACACCTTCAGACCTCGTAGACCTGAATGGCAGGAGATGGCACGTTGCAAAGGTGAAACAGACCTGTTCTTTAATGAGGGTTCACCTCATGCGATAGCGGATGCGAAACTGTTTTGCGCTGGTTGCAACGTGCGTCGAATCTGTCTCAAGTTTGCACTAGACAACGACGAGATAGGTATTTGGGGTGGTACGACTACTATGGAGCGTCAACGACTTAGGAAGACGCGGAGGCGTACCGGTGACTTCACCTCAGAAACGTAAAGGTTCAGCAGCTGAACTTGCTGTGGCTAAATGGTTGCGCAAACTTGGCTGGATTCACGCTGAACGCAGTCGTGCCGGATGGCAGGACGATAGAGGCGATATAGACGGAATGCCTGGTGTTTGCATCGAAGTTAAAGCGGAGAAGAAGATTGACATTCCAGGCTATCTGCGTGAACTTGAGGTAGAGATTGAGAACGCTAAAGCGTGGACTGGTACGGTCATTATCAAGCGCAGAGGGTCAACCAATGTGGATGACTGGTATGCGGTTATGCCAGCGAAGATTTGGGGTGAACTGATGCTGATGCTTGACCAACCCACCCAGAACCCTGTTACACCCACCTCGTAGAAGTAATGCTTGACATCGCAGTTCAACCTGCTACTGTCAATTCACACCCATAATTCCCAAGCTTTAAGGAGGCCTGCGAATGACTACATCAGATGAATTTTCGCTATTAGCGGAAGCACCAAAAGACCGTTGGGGTCGCTACAAAATTAGTGACCCAGCATCCGGCAAAGAACGCGGATACACCCGTGTCACAACAATCGCAAAAGTGTTGGACGATTCATCGTCACTTGCGGATTGGAAAACACGCATGGCAATCACAGGGATTGTTCAACGTGCAGACCTGCTCGCTCAAGCATCAACATCGTTGGACGATAGAAGCAAACTAAACAAGATTGCGAACGATGCGATTGAAGCAGCAGGCGCATACAGTCGTGCCAACCTTGGTACAGCACTTCACTCAATCACCCAGCAAATTGACCTTGGTATGAAACCGCAGGTGTTGGAAGGTTTGAAGGCTGATATTGAAACTTATGTTGCGTCAATCGCAGCGTGGGATTTTGGTATGCGTAAAGAATGGATTGAAGTTCTGCTCATTAACGATGAGTTTGAATACGCTGGTACAGCTGACCGAATCGTCACCACTCGTGACGGCAAGGTTTGTATCTTCGACCTGAAGACTGGAACCGATTTGAGTTACTCATTCGGTTCTATTGCGGTTCAGTTGGCGATGTATGCGAACGCTGACTGGATTTATGATTGGAAAACAGGTGAACGCACAGCACTCCCAGCCAACCTCGACAAGAAGGAAGGCATCATCTGCCACCTTCCAGCCGGTGAAGCCGACTGTAAGTTCTACACGGTAGACCTAGAGGCAGGTTGGGAAGCTGCGAAAATGTCGTTTGCGACCCGTAACTGGCGCAAACGTAAAGACCTGTTCAAGCCTTACAAGTTCTCTGACGAGAAGCAGGGAGAAGTCGTACCTGTGGTGAATCCGACACCACAGGACGACGTTCCTGCCTCGCCAAAAGCGTTAGCAATCCGTCAAGAATGGATGAAGCAACGCATCGCCAACCTCACACGCGAAGCGCAAGCAATGCTCATCCTGTGTTGGCCTGAAGGATGCCCAAAGTTACAGGAAACATCATCAGAGCAGTTACAACAGTTGGTGAAGGTCATTGAAACAGTTGAGGCTCAACATGACATCCCGTTCTTTGATGCTGACCCGACAGTCAAGAAGCCTGCGAAACGTAAGTTGAAGGCGTTTGATTCGGAGCCAGCATGAACACCGTTGAGGGTCGTGACCTAGACCAACCAGGCGATGACCAGGCGGTCAAATACATTCGTGAACGATTGAACAGCATTCAAGGTGCTGATCGTGCGCGAATGGCAATGCTTATCACACAGGCTGAAATCGCTGGTCGTAGCATCAGCCTGAAGGAAACAAAATCTCTTCGAAGGTTTGAGATAGCCAGAGGGTTATTCCTTCTGTTCGACTCAGGCCAATTCGATGAAGACTTGGTGAAGGACATTTGTTCCCAAATCACCTCGCAGAAATACAGCAAACCAGGTGAAGCATTAGCGAACCTTGACGTGAAACAAGCACAGCGATTCGCTAACGCTTGTCACGGCATCGCTCGTGACTTGTTGAACCTGATTTATATCCCAGAAACCAATCAATTCCATATAGAGGAGCAAGCATCATGACAGACACATTCCTATCCGAAGGCGGGAGCAAACATCCTGCACTCAAGTTTGAGAATGTTGACGATACCCATTCAGGAACAATTCTTGAGTATAAGAAACTCGAAGACCGTGATCCTGCTGGAACCGTCAAAACTTGGGACAACGGTGACATTCGGTATGTTCATGTTTTTACAATGAACACAGCCGATGGCATTGGGAACCTTTGGGCTAGAGGCAATATGGTTAAAGCAATCCGTGAAGCAGCACTAGCTGTTGGAGCGACGACCATGATCGGCACCAAGTTGACGGTTAAGTACACCGGTGATGGCGAAAAGAAGTCAAAAGCCTTCAACGCACCAAAGTTGTACAAGGCCAAGGTTGAACTCCCTGTAAAGGATGACACCGAATCAATGTGGTAAACCCACATCAATAAATCGTGACAGGTTGGGTATCGAGTTGTATTCAGTCAACCCCCTGCGGTACCCAACCTGTCGCACTTATTTAGCCAGGAGAACAAGTGACAATCCAAGACCTAAAGAACGCCATCGCGTTTCTTGAGAAAAGTTATGTCGGTCAAGGCGACCAAGAACGACTTTTCAAAACCATTGAAGCATTAAAGATTGAAATTGCTAGGAGGCAAAAAAAATGATTGATGTAAACCAATTCGCAGAGTTAGAGCTGCGAGTCAACGACCTACAAAACGCCCTTGCCAGGGTGACTGAGGAACGTGACAACTACAAAGACACAGCCGACTCCCTGTTCCGTGAACTCGAATCATGTCGCGTCGCACTTGTCCAAGCCAGCTCAGACATCTCACGCCTGCGCGTCTACCTAGCCCAAGGAGCCGAACTGTGAACAATTTGAGTACTTTGACAGCGCAATATGAATCACGTTCATTTATTGGACATGACAATATCCATATTCCTAATTCGGAATACGCACATCGAATGCATTACGTCGTGACTTCATTAGGTCAAGACCGTGATGCCTGGAAAGAACTTGCAGAACAAATGTATATGTTTGTCCTATCTGAACAATCACCTAGAGCGATTGATTTATATGTTGATGCAGTAATTGCTAGAAAACGCATAGAAATTGAGGCAGGTTTATGAACATGAAGTTTTTCTCTGACAAGGCTGAAACCATCAAAGGTTTAGAAGTACAGGTTGGTATCAAAGACATCGCACTCAACTCAGCGATGCGACGCATCGAAGAACTTAACAACCAAGTTGAAGAACTCGTTGTTGAAGTTGCTGAACTTCAAGAAAGGTTAAGGGAGGGATGAAAGACAGTTACGAACTCCAATGCGCACGTTTATCGCGTGACGAATGGCGTAGAACAGCCGGCAAAATGTATGACCTCATCAAGGCTGGTGAGATTCGTGACGCAGAAGTCACCTACGAAACCTTCGCATACAAATTCACAGAGGAAGACCGATGAACCCAACAGACAACTTCCCAGACGCACCCTCAACAATCACCATCCTCGCCAACCGTGACATGATGGCAAACTGGGTAGGACACATCCAATCCCACGACATCACCTCAGCCGCCCTAGCCGGAGGCATCTACCTCCTCGTCAGCCTCGAAGAAGACGGTACGCTCAGGGTTGCTACCAAGCCTGGTAGCGCGTGGGATGCCACCTGGTCACCACCAATACAACTGGAGCGACGATGAGCCGTGACAACGAACTTGCCTTAGACCTTTTCATGCTCGGCTATGAACGCAATGAGCTGGTACACATGTTGAATGAGGCCACCAGCCTTATCGAGTCTTTGCGTAACGAACTGGACTCAATCAAATCAGAACTACACGTAACACAGCAGGAACTTTGGAGAAAACAACAATGACCACAATCATCATCATCGGCGCAATCTCAGCCATTCTTTTCGCTTGGCTCACAAAATGATTTACCGTGTTCAATGCAACAAGTGTGGCTCGATGGTTAGACATGACACCCAAATCTTGCAGGGTTGTTTGTGTGATCCGGATAGCCCGTCGTGGGTTGCAATCCAACCTGACGGACGGATGCTCAAAATGAGTCATGCCGATTACAACATCTTCGAGCAATCATGACCCAAGCCCGTATCTGCAACTGCACCCCCAAACGTGCGCTACCGTCCAAACCGCTCTGCGGAGATAAGCCAGACGACTTTGACGAATGACTACGAAGACCCAATCGCAGAGTTCATAGAAGCATCAGCCGAAGGACTCTGCACCGGCTATGTCGTCATCGCCAACATAGAACGCATCAACGGAGACCAATCATTCTGGGTGACAACACTCCGGAACCAAACCGCCTCAACCAGCCTCGGCCTGCTCGAATCAGCGTCCGCAGCAGAGAAGTATCGGATCGCCAGGTCATTCAACCATCACGAAGACGACGACGAATAACAGTTACACTCAACAAACTAATCCTGTAGGAGG